CCATGCTGGTAACGGATTGTCAACCACCGTGTCAATGTGTGTTATCCAGCCAGTCTTTACAAGCATATAACAGTCTTCTAATTTTTTTTTTCTGTCTCCGCGTTCTGTTCAGAGAAATAGTTTTTCAACTCAGTATACAACCCGCCCAGGCCCGGCATTGTACATATATCGTCAACTGTTGCCTGTCGTATATCGCCGTCGTCAATGTCCAGATTGATAATACCCTTGATAGATTTCCGCAATAGGTCAACATTGTCTATCTGGAATATCATCTTCTCCTGCATCTTGCCGGATGCTGTGTCAAACTCTATCGGCTTCAGACCGTATATAGTCTCACGGTCTGTACCTGACAGATAGTTCCATTCAATTACCACCTGTTCCTCCACCGGCTGTTTACGGTTCTTGTTCCATTTCGGGATATATCTCAGTCCCGACTGCGCTATAATTTTCATCGTGGCCCCCCACTTAGTTGATTCAATTTACGCAAGTACCGGCGTTCCGCTACAGGTGAAGTCAAACCCGAACGTTACTTTGTCAGCTACCGCCGAATTGATTGTCCAGCCTGTTATCACGCAAGCTGCCGATACATGGTGTGCCGTATCCATGTGCAGCACGCAGTTGACGCTTGTCGTGGCCGAGTTGAACATTACTGTCATAAACGTCGATAAAGCCACCTGTGCCCCGTCATACGTCCCTGCTGCGTTGCCTGTTAGCCCTTTCAGCCCTGCCTCGAACGTTTTGTATATCGCTGCGGTAGTCGTACCAAATGCCGTTGTCTCTATCGCATCGCCTGTACCGGCAATACTCCAGGTATCAATCGTGTTAATGATAACCCCGGCAGTAGGTGTGACCCCCATCCCGACATAAACGTAACCGCTTTTCCCTAATATCGTACCCATCTGTGCCTCCTATGCCTCATAATATTCTACTATCGCGTCAACGTCGCAGACGAATAAATCTGTCGTCGGGTCGACCCGCTGCCTCATGTTCTCTATCTCAACATTCTCAATCGTAAACCCATACGATGTACCCTGCGCCCATCGCAAAGTATCCATCACCGCCTGTTGCATCAACTGTACTTGAATACTGTCCTCAGCCATGCAGCTGAATTGAAACATCCTCTGCCCTGTCTCGGAACCCGACCCGTCCAGTGTCATATATAACGGCTGGTGCAAGTCGCTCACTGCGAAGAACACAATAAACGGTGTCGTCGGTTTCTGTGGTGTACGACCCCAGTATACCCGGCTCCCGCTGTATGTATTAACGGCTGGTGTATCCACCAGAATCGACCTCATGGCTCCCTCGATATATGACGCCATTATTTAAGTACCTTCCGTATTTCTTTCGCTGTGAAAGCTGCTATCTCTTTCCTATTCTGTTGCAACGCCGGGCGCATGTACGGCTGTGCAGGAACAAATGTGCCCGCCTTAGTATGATGACCAAATTCAACATAGATATCATAGTCAGTGTCAGGCCCGATAGACTTACCGTCTTTAATCTTTTTTATCTTAATCGACTTTTTCAACTTACCAGTGTCAACAGGCACCTCGTCTTGTGCTGCCTTTTTGATAACCACTGCCCCGAAGTCGATACCTTTGAACATTGCTGCAAGCACCTTGTCTGGCCTGTCGGTTTCTATATGACTGGTAAACTTCATTCCACCGGAAAAGCTCATTCTACTAACCTCAATAAAACTTCGTAATGCCGACCCAGTTGCATCGGGTTCTCTACACCTTCGATATCATAATAGTCCGTGCCAATCAGTAATTGACGCTCTTCGGTGATCGCTGCATTGATCGCTGTGAACGCCCGATGTGTCCCGATGATCCTGTCAGTACCGGATATAAAACTTTCGTTCTTCGATAACTGCTGTAACGCAAGCGTGATGTTTGTTACCGCCGTCCGTGTAGTCGGCGACAAGTTCCCGGTTTCGTTTAATGTCTGTGACCATTGTATCACCGTCGCATTAATATTATAATAGTCTGATAACGCCATAACTCACCCTGTTGCCGGTATTGTGAACTGGTTCAACGACCCGATAATGTCTGCCGGATAGTCTACTGTCCCCGCTGTCATTTTGTAACTCACTGAATAATTGCCGACTTTCTCAGCTGTCACCCCTGTCCTCGTGGGTCGCTCAATCATGTCGTACCGGATCATGTTCGCCACCGGCACCTTCAACTCACGTGGGAACATTACCAGCCCGATGAATACGTTACGCAAATCCTCTGTCTCCACGTTCTCAGCCACCACCGCTGTCTCAGCGTATAACGAATCAGTATCAATCGTACACAGTACCGTTGTCACTGCCGACAACACAAAGAACCCGTCGTTCTGTAACGTCCCGTCAACCCATATATCGTCACCGGCTTTGAAGTTCCCGTCTTCCACAAAGCTGTCTTCCGCTGTCCTAATAGACGCCGATGCCGAAAACGTGAAGTCACCGCTCGACACAAACGCCTGGTTCGTCAGGAAGAAGTTGTTCGCTATCGCACATACACGCCCCGGCATAAACGGTAGCCAGAACGCTATACGGGTATCATACGTCGAGTCGGTGTAGTTCAGTATACTCTTAACTTCCGCTAACGTTACGAAATTACCCATTACTTTGTTTTAACCTCTTTCTTCAACTTCGGCTTTTCGTCGCCCTTGCGTTTCTCGATGATCCCAGCATGTTCCAGAACCTCAAGTTCTTCGTCTGTCAAGTCATCAAGGTTCTCTCTTGTCAATTCCACTGTCCGTCCCATCGTTACCTCAGTATATCTGGGGGGCCCGAAGACCCCCCGTGGTTTTACTTGTTCAGAAAGTCTATCGTTGCATAGTCCAGTGTACCGACCGTGCTCGAAGTCAAGCTGAGATGTTTGAGGATACCCGGATCACCTTTGTTTTCACCGTACCATATCCCGCCGTCAAGCTCTTTCGTCAACTGCGTGTTCGCAGTCAAACCAATCGCTATATGGCCGTTGTCCGATTCAACGCCGAACGCCCAGATTGTGTTACCGTCGGTCATGTCATCGACCAGTGCGTCGGTAATTTCTACCGTGCTCACACCCATTGACACGACCGTGGTGAAGTGATACACCCCGTTGTCCATCTCGAAACACATGTGATCCAACGCTGCCAGCGCACCCGCCCCCGCTGTGATCGTCTTTGAGGTCAGCTTCACCGTCGTTCCACCCGACGCAGCTGCACCGTCGTTCGTGGTCTTGCCCGCAACCTTCATGAAATACAGGCTCGTCGCTACCGAACCGCACGTCATACCGAACGCCCTGATTGCGATCCTGTTCCCGCTCGAACCGTCAATCGTTTGCAGTATCGTCGCTGCTGCTGACGCTGCTGCTTTGTATCCGTAACTTGCTACATTCTCTAAATAAACATTAGCACCCATTTCGTGCCTCCAAACTTTGAGATATGTCCAGTCAGGCTCATCACCTTAAAGACGGTCTATTAACATTTTCTTGCTACCCACCCGCCACCGCTTAGTCTACTAAGCCTTTGTTTTCAATACCGCGTAATTTGCTGGCTGTCCTACTGCCCCACCAAGCCTCGTTCTTACACGGAAGAAGTTCTCATCGTCCTGTACAGCGTGCATCGTTTCGGTAAAGTATTTAAACTCCATACCCATACGAATACCAAGAATCGTATACGTCGGATTACCGAACGCAATAAACGCCGTGTCCGATGCATCGTCGTCCGTGTCAGGCATGTTGTCTGACGTCCATACCGGATAACCTCTCGCTGACCGTGGTACTGCTGCCGATGGGTTGAAGTAGAACCGGCCATCGGCATCTTTACTGTTCGCAAGAATGTCCCAGACCGTTTCGTGCATCATGTAACCTGCACCGACCCTTTTACCCTTCGTGGTCAACTTCGCAGACAACGCCTGCAAGTCGTCCCAGTCAACATTGAGGATCGAATTAGAATCCATTGCAAGAACGTTGGTTCCTGTATCCTGCAATATCCCTGTGATTGGAGTGGGAGTGCTCCCGGTACCATTCAGCATCCCGGTTTCAACCGTGATAACCCATGCGTCAAGCCCCTGTTGCCTGATCTCTCCACCAATGTCGGCGAAGGTATCTTCCATCAGCTCGTCCGTTACACCGACCCAGAACGCATACGTTTCGGCTTCAACATCGACGTTCGTCCATGTCGGGTTCTGCTCGGTTTTTGATGTAACTTCGTTCGTTACAAACGTGAAACCGGCTTTCGTCGACTGTACCGGATACCGGTGCAACCGCCCTGTCATCGACTTACGCGTGAACTTCGGTATGATCTCCGACGCTGCGTCAGCCGTTTTCAAGATCGTGGTTTCATACATCGTCTGTGGTACAAGATACTGTGCGTCTGTACCCGTTGCATCACCAGTCAACGGCGTTCCCAAGTCGGTTTTAACGCCATCATGCACATCGGCTTTCATCCCGATAGCTGACAGGTTATTGAGATATTTCCCAGCTTCGCTTAATGGCATGACCTTCGCCATATCCGGCTGATTACGGTTCGTTACCAGCACCTTTGTTCCGAAACCTGACAACGTTTTAAAATCCCTGTGCTGTATTGCACCCAGCCACTTACCGAACTGATAATTCTTTTCCATCTCCGGCTCAGTGCCTTTATACCGGCCTTTGTTGATTACCACAAGATCGCCGATATCAGCTACCTCTTTCTTGAGAGTTACGATCTCTTCGTCTTTCACTTTGATCGCAGCCTCGTCCGCTTCGGCTTTCGCCTGCATATCCGTGATGATAGTTTCCGTGTTATCAACCCACGCCTGCAACTTTTCAACTCCGTCATCTCCAGTTATTTCCACATGCTTTTTAATTTCATCAGGCATATTATGCCTCCTTATATTTTACTTACCCCGACGTTTATCAAGCAAGGTTCTTAAGTCCCTGGTGGGGGGCTTCTCTCTTGAATTGATCAGAGCTTCGTATAAATTATTATCATCCTTGACCACTGTTTCGGCCATACGCATTTGCATATCTTGTACCGTTTTGATACCGTCTTCGAGCATATCCAGCCGGGCATTGATATCTTCCCACTCAGCTATCGGGATAATTACCGTATCAATATTAACGGTATCGTTTTTATCTGTATCCGTTTGTGTCCGTTGTGTCCAGGCGTTCACGTCTTTCAATACCGATTTTCCCGGTTGCTCAACAACTACTGCGTTCGGGTTCGCCGGTACGTTGCACAAACTGAACTCACGTAACTCCTGCTTTCTATATATCAGCTTGCACGGGTCCTTTTCGTCTTCGTTGAACTCAATCTTTGACGGGAAGAATCCCACTGACCCGGACCGTATAATACCGCCCTGCACTTTGCCTGCCAGCTTCACAGCCAGCTCGTCGTTCGCATCGAATACC